TGTAGGATCATCCGACACACAGGCATAAGTATATAGTTCGTAGAAGTGATTACGTCCCATAGGAGTCCCTATGAATAGTGCATCACCCTTTTGGTCAGCCAAAGCAGGACGTAGTATCTGCTCCCAAACCTCTGGCTTCATGTCAGCGTACTCGTCCATTACTAGGAACTTGAGGCTGACACCCCTCATTGTCTCTGGTCTATCCGCACCCTTTAGGGCAATTATAGCACCGTTAATGAGTTTAATCTGTAGGTTATTAACGTGGCTAGAGGCTATGACGTTATGTCCTAACTCTAGGAGCATCTGCCACATAATGTCCCTAGCCTGTCCCTGTGTAGGGGCAACGTAGAACACATGGCCTTTGGTATCACTAAGGGCGCGGAGTATTAACATCCATGCCGCTAGTCTACTCTTGCCTGTACGCCTACCTGCGGCTATAACTTTAAATCTTGTTTCGTTGTTATATACTTCCTGTTGCCACGGTAAAAGAGAGACATTTAAGTCTGTCAATTATAACACCACATTACAGGAGACTCGCCAACGTCCAACTTGCGGATATCAACATGGACAAAACTGTTAGCAACTCCGATACCGTTGAACCCCATCGCAGTGGCGTGTTTAACGATGTCATACCTTTGCTGACCATTCTCAACCCTGATGTCACAGGCGATACCTTGTGCGTGAGTTCCTGCAACTTTTTTCTTAGCCTCTATGGGGTGACTAGGGTCTCTGTAGCCGCTAGTGATTATAAATGGAAAACCACATACATAGCGTAGGTGGTCTAATTTGGTTAGGAATTGATCATCAATCTTGTTATTACCTGTGTACTGACAGGCAAACTCTTCCCTGTTAAAGTATTTTAACATATCATTAATGTCATTAATCATTGACAACTTCTCCCTCTAATGGGTCTTGCTGTTGTTCATTACCAGAGATAATAGTGGTTTCACCACCTACTCCAGTAATAGAGATATTGATAGCATTACGACCACCGCTACCTCCTTTCTCCTTCTCAAAGTAACTAATAGGTAACATCCTATCCATTACTAGCTTCCATGCCGCTGACTGATTCTTATGATCATTGTCTAAAGCCGCATCAAAGATTGCATCCATCACCTTACGTGATTTTGGGGACGCAAGCATCCTAGCTTTATAGTCGTTGATGATTGAAGCATCACCTTTGGGGCGACCTACCCCTTTTCTATTGCCTGTTGTTTTAGATACTACAGCTTTCTTTGGTGGCCGACCCTTCCGCTTTGCGGCAATGGTTGACTTATCTATATCTGGTTTACTCAAAGTATTCCCCTTAGTTATCTTAAGGATACTTAAGTAGAGTTTAGTTATTTTCTTTAATTATTAATAAAAGTAAAACACTTTAGTTTACTTAAGGTACTTAAGGCGCGGATGGTTTCCTTTAACTAACTTAGTATACTTGATATTATACCATATATTAAAGTAAATGTCAAGCATTATTTTCTATATTTGCTAAATTAATTTAAGTACACCCTCAAGCCCCTTGTGTGTCAACCTGTGTGTCCCTTAACTGCTTGTGTCAACACCAATGGGGCAACTGTGTTTTCCTTATGTAAATCAATGACTTGTGTATACTTATGTATATCCCTCTTTTTTCCTAATTTACTCCTTTTTTGTATGCCAGAGGGTACAGTAACAATCCTGCGACTGCCCACGGCCCCCCCGTCCCCCTCTAGTTATCCACAGGTTATACATGATTTACCCCAGTATCCACAGGTTATCCACAAGGCTCCATGTGACCAAGGGCCGCCATTGGGTCAAGCTTATGTTTGACAGGTGAAGTGTGAGTATGCTATAGGATACCTATGAAGCCTAAACCACTGTATGAATCCACAGGTTGACACAGGTTATATTGTGTGTTACTCGCGCCTACGCGCATATACAAAGGTATACTGTAGTCATGCACTAGGCGCATATAGTTTTAATAGGTCATGCATAAAAAGCATTGTACATAGTTATCCTATACACTATAATAAACCCATCAAGACAAACATTAAACAACTAAGGATTAATACAGCATGATTAAACTATCAAAAGCAGGGAAAATGCCCTGTAGGTCTTGGAGTCTACAGGCATTGGATACGTGTCCTGCGTCAAAAGATTCTAACGGTGATCTAGTCCCTGCGTGTAAGGGATGCTACGCCACAAGCGGAAACTATAGGTTTCCTAATGTCAAAGCACCAAGGGAGCATAACAAGGAAGATTGGAAGCGTGATGCATGGGTTTCTGATATGGTCGCAGAACTAGACAATGATAGGTATTTTCGTTGGTTTGATTCGGGTGATATGTACAGCATTAAACTCGCTCAAAAGATGCTTGAAGTTATGCGTTTGACTCCATGGTGTAATCACTGGCTACCAACTAGAATGCACAAGTTTAGCAAGTTTGCCCAAGTTATCGCAGATATGGAAGCATTGCCTAACGTGGTTGTCAGGTTGTCCAGTGATGGCGTACTAGGTGAAGTCATCCCGAATGTGGCAAACAGTAGCACTATATTGCCCACAATCAGCCACAGTTTAAAAGGCGTTACAGTTTGCGAGGCCAGTACACGCGAGGGCAAATGCGGATCATGTCGCGCTTGTTGGAAAAAAGATATTTCAATAATCGGATACCCTGCGCATGGTGTATCAATGAAAAAACAAATCAATAATCTAATAGCTATTGGAGGTTAATACAATGAAAAAGGCATTTGAGCATTTTAGTGATAAATATATGTATCTTGATTGGGTGAATAATTTTCTGACTGTGGCTAGGTTCGCGGAATATTACGAAATGAGCGAGAAACAAGCTCATGATCTAATCAAACGGATGCGAATGGAGTAAACACCACAGAGCCTATAGTTTACGTTCTTAGGCTTTCTAGTGTTTATTAGGAGGGTAGCATAGCCTAACCCATGAAATAGGCTTAGAATTGATTATATGAGGTTTTAAGGTATGTTTTCATATGTAATAGGTGTTGTGTTGGGTTTAATTCTACTGTATGCTCTTTATATCAGTGAATTAATTATTGATGTCGAGAAAGATACAAAAAATGAGGAATTTCATGATGAATCATGATGATAATGATGAGCGGTTATGTTGGTTAGGTGTAGCAGGGTTAAGCCTCTGTTATGTAATTTTAGGTACTATTGACTATTGGAGTCTATAAAATGAAGATTGAAGGATTGACACAGAAAGAGATAGTGAGGGCACAGTTTGACGCTCTCGCTCGCTTAGGGGATGAGAGAACCTATGCCCAGAACTTGCTATATGACAAGGTAAGGAGAGAACACTTAGCTAATGTACACATGGAGGGCTTAGAGAGTGTCTATGCTTGTAGACCTTTCACAGAACATTCTAAGCAGGTAATGCGTGATAAAGCAGTATCATTTATGTCTAATGTTTATGGGGTGGAGTTATGAACTGGCGAATAGGTAAAAACACGCTGTCGATAGAACCACGCAACGGCACAGGCATTGATATTGAGTTTGTGGATTCTAGGGCAGTATGGACGGTTAGCGAGAACGACCCTTTAAGTTTACAGGCAATGCCCTTTAGTGGTACAATAATACTACTACCGCTACTGGTCATATCCTTTGGCTATGTCTATAAGGTGGAGGAAATTGATAATGAGTAGGATAAAGGAACGTTTGATAGGGTATGAGGGAGGCGATGATAACGATGTTAGACCCATTACCCGATTGATTGATGAGATGGTTGATTATGAAATGTTAGCCATGACATTACAGGAGGCGCACCAACGCGCAGAGGATAGCGTTAGGGCTTACTACAATACCCTGACAGCCAAAGAGTTTTTAGACCAACATAAGAGGGCTTTTAGCCATGAGTAGATGCAAAGCGTGTGACGTTATAATGAATGAGTTTGAGATGAGAAGGATTGACAGAGCGACAGGGGAATACTCAGAGTTATGCTCAGATTGCCTGTCAGCATCCAATGAGGCAACAAGGGAGATAGATAGCCCTATGCATACGATTCTTGATGATATTGTTAATCCCTTTGAATTCCTAGCGGATATGGAGGAACAATAGTAGTATTCATTAGATGAATAATGGGTATAACTTTGAATGATTGAGGTTATGCCCTAATTCATGTTATACTATACTTATGTATTAAAGGAAAATATTTAATATATAATTATAGTATTAACCAAACGATTCTTAAGTTATACATAAGGGTCATTCACTAAGCTAGAGAAAAAGAGGTAGTAACTATGGCAGTATTAGAAGGTCTATTAGCGTTTGAAAACTTGGAAGAGCATGAGATGTATCAAGGTCAGTCAACTGGTAAGTTCTCAGTTGTCCTAACCTTGGACGAGTCAACTGCTGACGAGTTAGTAGGAAAAGGTGTAAAGTTGCGTGAGTATGAAGGCGCAAAACAAAGGAAGTTCTCAACTAAGTACAGTGTCCCTGTGCTTGATGCAGAAGGAGGGTCTTTTAAGGGGCGTATTGGTAGAGGTTCTAAGGTTCGTGTCCTGTACGCAGAGGGTACTCCTCATCCTGTACATGGTACTTCAGTATATCTCAACAAGATCAAGGTCTTAGAGGTAGCGGAAGATACTGGTGGAGAGGACTTCTAAATGACATCCTCGTTTGTCCGACATGAGCCATGCCCCAAGTGTGGCTCAAGGGATAACTTGGCGAGGTACTCCGATGGTCACGCCACCTGTTTTTCAGGTGGTTGTGGCTACTATGAGAAAGGGAATGGTCAGGTTATAGAACAAGCAACACAAAGAAAAGCGAGGCATTTGGAAATGACAGGAACAGTAGCGGCAATCCCTGACAGGAGAATAAGCCAAGAGGTGGCTAAGAAGTACGGAGTCACCGTTGAGTTTGCCCCTGATGGGAAGGTCAGTAAACATCATTACCCATACCACGACAAGGACTCAGGTGCAGTGTTAGGCACTAAGGTACGCATCGTGGACAACAAGAACTTTTATGCTACAGGAGAATTTAATAATGTTGGGTTGTTCGGTCAACAAGCTTTCAAGGGTGGCGGTAAATACATTACGGTCACAGAGGGCGAGGCAGACGCACTTGCAGTTCACGAAATGTTTGACGGAAAATGGCCTGTTGTCTCCATTAGAAGTGGCTCAAATGGAGCATCAAAAGACATTAAAGAAAACCTTGAGTGGTTAGAGTCCTTTGAGAACGTAGTCATTTGTTTTGACGCAGATAAAGCAGGGCAGTTAGCGGCTAAGTCTGTCCTTGATTTGTTCACCCCTAACAAGGCAAAGAATGTCGTATTGTCCATGAAGGACGCAGGGGATATGCTCAAGGCTAACAAGGTCACTACCTTTGTTCGTGAGTGGTGGAACGCTAAGTCATATCAGCCCGATGGAATCATTGCAGGTAATGAGACTTGGGATTTAATCATTAAGCAATCCGATGTTAAGTCCATACCCTATCCTTGGGCTTGTCTGAATGAGTACACCTATGGGTTCCGTCCGCGTGAGTTAGTCACAATCACTAGCGGTAGCGGTATGGGTAAGTCTCAAATGGTACGTGAGTTAGAGCATTACCTGTTAGGTGCTACGGAGGACAACATAGGCATCCTAGCGTTGGAGGAGGACATACCTAAGACAGCATTAGGCATCATGTCCATTGAAGCTGAGAAGCAACTACATCTTAACCAAACTATCTCTGAGGAAGAGAAGAAGAGTTATTGGGATAAGACGTTAGGCTCTGGGCGTATCTATATGTTTGATCACTGGGGTTCTACTAATGAGGACAACCTACTTGGGCGCATACGTTATATGGCTAAAGGGTTGGACTGTAAGTGGATCATCCTTGACCACCTGAGTATTGTGGTCAGCGATCAGGACAACGGTGACGAGCGTAAAGCCATCGACAGCATTATGACTAACCTTAGAAAGCTAGTACAGGAGACAGGTGTAGGGCTATTTCTAGTATCACACTTGCGTAGACCTAGCGGCTCAAAGGCGCATGAAGATGGCGGTAAGATTAGTTTAGGAGAACTCAGAGGTTCAGCGGCTATTGCACAGCTAAGTGATATGGTCATTGGACTTGAACGAGATCAGCAACACGCTGACCCTGAGACACGGAACACCACAACAGTTCGTGTACTCAAGAACAGATTTGTTGGACTCACTGGTGCGGCTTGTTACCTTTACTATGATAAAGAGACAGGTCGGATGATTGAAACTAGTTGCCCTATGGGTGAAGAATCGGAGTTTTAATTATGAAACAGTTTGTACTTGACATTGAAGCCAATGGCCTTGACCCTGATACCGTGTGGTGTATTGTTGTGCAACAGCTAGGAGGACACGATGATCCCTTAACTTGGTCAGGAGACAGACTACCTGAATTTATAACTTGGTTACAAAAACAGGACGAGTGCGAACTAATTGGTCACAACCTTATAGGGTATGACATACCTGTACTGGAGAAAATACTGGCGGTAGACTTTAGCAAGTGTAAAATAACTGACACACTGGTAATGTCCCGACTAGCTAATCCATCAAGAGAGGGTGGTCATTCCTTAGATAACTGGGGTACTGTACTTAATTGCCCTAAAGGAGATCATAATGTTTGGGATGTTTTTTCGTATGATATGTTGGAGTATTGCATACAGGACGTTAGAGTTAATGCGTTGGTGTACAAGAGATTGCTTTCTGAACTTAGAGGTTTTGAGCCTGAGAGCATTAATCTTGAGCATCAAGTACAAAGCATTGTTACTCAGCAGATTAAACAGGGATGGCTTTTAGACCAAGAGAAAGCTTATCATTTACTGGCTACACTAAAGGAGAAGAAGAATGACCTTGAAGACGAAGTGCATCAGGTTTTCAAACCATTGCCAACATTTGTCAAAGAGATTACACCTAAGATTAAGAAGGACGGTACACTCTCTGTTGTTGGACTTAAGTTCCTTGGTGAACAATGGCAAACAGCAGTAGCACCCTTTAGTCGCATAGATTTCCCTGTGTTTAATCTAGGCTCAAGACAGCAGATAGGCAGACACTTGCAATACTATGGGTGGAAACCTAAGCAATTCACTGAGACAGGACAGGCCATCGTTGATGAGGCAGTGCTAGGTACAGTGAAGGGCATACCACAGGCCGCTTTGATAGCTGAGTATCTTATGATACAGAAGCGTGTGGCTCAGGTACAGAGTTGGCTAGAGGCTGTTAAGGACGATGGAAGAGTACATGGGTATGTCAACGCTAACGGTGCAGTGACAGGACGTATGACTCATTCAAGTCCCAACATGGGTCA